ATGTCATGGCCATCAAAAGATGACAATGATGATGACGATGAAGGCGGTAAGCACAAGTATGCTTAATGGGTAAAATTGTAGAAAGAAACTTACCATGCTATGATCAAGTAGAGTGTCAATCCTCTGATGCTAGACAAATGTATGAGGATGGTACTTCCTACTGTTTTAGCTGTGGTTCATTCTTTCCTAAGGGTGGAAAGAAAGAAAAGAACAATAATAAAATGACTCAACAAAAAGTTTCTTTAGAAGAAGTAGATACCTATGAAGTAAGAGGCTTTAAAGAACGTTGTATTACTAAGAAAGTAGCTGAACAATACAAAGTTAAAGTTTCTTACGATGAAAAGGGTGAGATTGCTGAGCACTACTATCCGTATGGCGTAGATAAGATTGTTGGCTACAAGATCCGTAAGCTTCCAAAGCAATTTTACTCTACAGGAAAGATTAAAGGCCTGTTTGGTCAGTTGTCTTTCCCTAGTGGTGGTAAGAGACTTGTAATTACTGAGGGTGAGCTAGATGCTATGTCTGTAGCACAAGCTTACTTAGATGAGTACCAATTCATCTACCCTGTAGTATCCCTGCCATCAGCATCAGGCACTAAAGAGCTTCTAGAACAACGAGAGTGGGTTCGCTCATTTGATGAAGTTGTTCTCATGCTTGATAATGATGAAGCAGGTAAGAATGCACTGGAAGAATGCATCAAGATTGTTGGTATTGATAAAGTCAAGATTGCATCACTACCGCGTAAAGATGCCAGTGATGTTCTTACTGAACTTGGCTCTAAGGAAATCAATAAGGCGATCTGGAATGCTAAACGCCATGTGCCATCAGGTATCGTCGGAAGAGATGATTTATGGAAGGCTCTTGAAGAGTACAATACCATCAAATCCGTACCGTATCCGCCATGCCTTGAAGGTGTTAATACTAAAGTTAAAGGTATGCGCCTTGGCGAGATTGCGCTCTTTATCTCTGGTACGGGTTCTGGTAAGAGTACAATCTTCCGAGAGATCCAGCTCCATCTAGTTAAGACTCTACCTTCCTCAGAGAAGATTGGTATTATCTCTCTTGAAGAATCTCCGGCTGAGACAGTACGGAAACTGTCTGGTATGGCTATCAATAAGAACCCAGCTCACCAAGAGGTGTCTCTTGAAGAGTTGAAGATTGGGTTTGATGCTGTATTTGGAGAGGATCGAGTCATTGTCCTAGACCACCAAGGCTCTATGGATGATGATGATATTGTAGATAAACTAGAATACATGTGTTTGATGGGGTGTAAATATCTCTTCATTGACCACATTACAATTCTAGTATCTGAAGGAGCAGGTGAGTTGTCAGGCAATGAAGCAATTGACAAGATGATGAACCATCTTCTCAGGATTGCTAAGTCTCACAATGTATTTATCGGCCTTGTATCTCACTTAAGAAAATCTCAACAAGGTAAACCTTTTGAAGAAGGCCACTTGCCAAGCATTGATGATATCAAAGGTTCAGGCTCAATTAAGCAAATCTCTTTTGACATCATTGCTTTTGCTCGCAATATGATTGCGGACGATGTAGCACTCAGAAATACAATTCATATGAGAGTGCTAAAGTGTCGATACACAGGTCTAACAGGAAACGTAAATGACGCGGTTTATAATAATGAAACCGGAAGACTTACAGGAATGCATTCCACAGAAATGGAACCAACCCTCTAAGATTGCAGAAGAAGTAGCTAACTTGACTGGCTGGATGGAGAATATCCAAGACGAGTTGGCAGAGTTAAAAGAACTCACTAAACAACAAGAACAAAGAATTAAATATCTAGAAAAGATCACGGATCCGCATTATGACTACTACTAAAAAAGAACTAGAAATGTTTGTCGCTTGTGAAATGTATGAGCGAGTTATTGAAGACATGCAAGAAGAGCTGAATAGCCTTAAAGTAAAGAATGAAAATCTTGAAGAGCAGCTGAGAGAAAAAGAAGCTAAATACAACAGTCTTCAAGATGACTATAATACATTGAAGGATGAACATAGCTGGTGTAGCTCGTCTTGCTAAGGAGTACTCATGATTAGGATGAATCCTATGCATGATACTAAGACTCCAGCAGGGTCTGTCAGGGGTGAGTGGCCCAAGTGTGCCAGTGAAGAATACATTTATGTAAAGCCTGTTGATCCTTTTAAGAAGGTAGTTGAGGATCTATTAGCATACAAGTCTAAAGATAAGAAAGAATTTTGCTTGACAATCAACTATATTCCAGGTATTGCATGTAGTAAGTTTGTTAGCCTAGAGTATGGCTTAAATGAGTTTAGAAAACTAGTAGATGACGATCAAGTAACGGCTCTTAGACTTGAGTGGGAATGCCCCGAGTCTATTGAAGAACTAGAACAATACTATACAAATCAATAAGTTAGAATCCCGTTAGATTAACCCTTTGACTATTTATGAAGACCAAAAACAACTATAACAAGCCTGTTGAAATGAAGATCCTGAGCGTTATTGATCAACGTGTACTAGCAGTAAAGAACTTGATTTCTTTGTGGCGCCAAAATGGTCTAACTCGTCGTCAAGCTCTTGATAAAGCCGAGAACGAATGCTTTGATGCTTATCTACAATTGCAGCTTCATGAAGCAAATGGATTTAAACTCGGTCAAGAGTAATAGAATATCAAAAGATGAAATGTGGATGCAAGTAGCTGAAGTAATTGCTCAGCGGTCATCCGCAACTAAAAGAAAAGTAGGAGCCGTAGCTGTTGATGAAAATGGCTACGTGCTTTCTACAGGATATAATGGTACTCTTCCAGGAACTGACAACACCTGTGAGGATCCTGTTACTAACAAAACTTATCCACATGTCATCCATGCTGAAGACAACATGTGTAGAAGGCTTGACGACGATTCGCTTGTTTATGCTTTCTACGTAACAACTGCACCCTGCTTTAACTGCGCAGTTAAAATGTCAAGATTTAATCCTGCTATTGTATACTATGACCAAGAGTTTAAAAACAATGATGGTCTAATGTATCTTGAAGATTACGGCATAGAAGTGGTTAAGTTAAGGAGAGAATAAGAACAATAAATACATGACAATTGAGACACCTTGGAGCACTGTTGGTTATCTAACCTTTAAAAGAACCTATGCAAGACACCTCAACGAAGACCACTCCGGCCCAACTGAGGAATTCCCTGACACAGTTGAGAGAGTTATCAAAGCAGCAAATACGCAGCTTAAGTGTGACTTTACAAGTTCTGAATGCGATAGACTCAGAGCTTATTTCCTTGGACTTAAAGCTAGCGTTGCTGGAAGATTCTGGTGGCAGCTTGGAACAGGAACAGTTGAGCGACTTGGCCTCGCTTCACTTCAAAATTGTGCATTTACAACCGTTGACCACCCAGTTAGACCGTTTACGTGGGCAATGGACATGCTTGCCCTTGGAAGCGGAGTAGGCTACAACATACAACGACAATATGTGGAACAACTACCTAAAGTCAAAGAAGCCTTCAAAGCACCAACTCGTGTACGAGATAATGGAGCAGACTTTATCGTTCCTGACTCGCGAGAAGGGTGGGTATCGCTCCTTGCCAAGACACTTAAGGCTGCTTTCTTTGGCCAACGCAAGAATACTTTTACGTACAGCACCTCAGTTGTGCGCGGTAAGGGTGAACCCATTAAAGGATTTGGAGGTACCGCCAGCGGGCCTGAAGACCTTGTTTGGGGAATTGGAGAGATTAGTAAAATCCTTAGCCGAAGAAGAGGGAAGAAACTACGTCCAATAGATTGCTTGGACATTATGAATATTATCGGCGCAATCATTGTTGCTGGTAATGTTCGTAGATCTGCTCAGATTGCCATTGGAGACGCTGACGATGTGGAATATCTACTTGCTAAGCGATGGGACATGGGTAATACCCCCTCATGGAGAGCCATGTCCAATAACTCCGTCGTCTGTAACGATATCGGGGATCTGCATGATTTCTTCTGGGATGGTTACGAAGGCAAGGGAGAGCCTTATGGACTCATCAATATTGACTTGTCCCGAAAAGTTGGCCGCTTGGGAGAAGAACAATACCCTGACCCGTTGGTGGAAGGATACAATCCGTGCGCGGAACAATCCCTAGAAGCGTATGAAACATGCTGTCTAGCGGAGATTTTCTTACCTAATGTTCAATCTAAAGAGGAGCTAATTGATGCTGCAAAGTTGTTATACCGCATTAACAAGCATTCGCTCATGCTTCCTTGCCACAATCCAGAAACCGAGGAAGTGGTACACCGCAATATGCGAATGGGCATCGGCCTCACAGGGATTCTACAGGCGACGCCAGAACAAATCTCTTGGCTAGACGAAACATATCGTGCTCTACGTGAGTTTGATGTTGTGTACTCTGCTCGTATGGGTTGGAATACCAGCATTAAACTCACCACTGTTAAGCCTAGTGGTACTCTGTCTTTATTACCAGGCGTAACACCAGGTATCCATCCTGCGTATGCCCAATACATGATTCGGAGAATTAGAATTGCGTCTGATCATCCCCTTGTTGATACTTGTCGTAACCATGGTTATGATGTGGAGTATCAACGTAATTTCGACGGTAGTGACGACCGTAGTACTGTTGTCGTTAGCTTTCCTTTTAGTTTTCCTGTGGGTACGGTCCTTGCTAGCCAACTTTCGGCAGTGGATCAACTCAAAAGGATAAAGCAGTTACAGGCTATTTGGTCTGATAACAGTGTATCTTGTACGGTATACTACAAAAAAGAAGAGCTAGAAGAAATTAAGCAATATCTGAAAGATAATTATAAGAACAATCATAAGAGTCTTTCATTCTTGCTGCACTCAGATCATGGTTTCCAACAAGCACCATATGAAGAGATTACTAAAGAGCAGTACGACGAAATGGTTGCTAGAACAAGACTGATTACTAAGATTGATAGTGTAGAGTTTGAAGGATTTGATGAGTGTGCTTCTGGAGCCTGCCCAATTAAATGAGTCAAACACTCTATAAAGTAGTTGTACATCAAGTGGTATTCAAGACTATCGA